AATGTCCCCACCATTGAACAATTGCAAAATATCTATAAAATATCCAATAACTTGTATCTACTAATACGAATATTTTTGGTTCTATATTTGGTGGTTGCGTTAGTTCCATTTATATAGTATTAGTGGTAAGTATTTATATTATTGATGTATATATTATCAATTTTTTTATATATATATATATAAATTATTTAAAGTTATTATTAAATTTTAAATAGATGATTAAATGAATAATAACACATACAAAAATGGAATTCTTATTGCATGTAATGTTATTAATGTTATTTATCATGTACCTCAAATAATAAAAACTTATCGCACAAGATCAGTTAAAGATTTTGATTCATGGTATTTATTTTTGGGTAATCTTCATAGTTTTTTTTGGGTATTATATAGTATTGAAGATCGCAATGGTTTAATGATGTTTAATTCTTGTGTTTCAATATTTTCTATTTCTTTTGTAAGTTATTATAAAATCCATTCATATATTATTGAACGCTATAAAAGTAAAATTATATGTGAAACCAGTAATAGTGAAATTAAAATAATTGCTGTAACTTGTGATATAGAAGCAGGCAAATAAATTACAATCTCATTATTCTTTTATATAACTGTTATTACATAATTTTTTTATTATTTTTTCTTCGTTATGTTCTTTGTTATTTGCTATTGCTACTAATGTATGTGTATAATAATTTTGTTTAGATTCGTTATTTTGAAAATCTGGATTTTCTTTAGTCCATTTGCTTAATGCACAAAATTGTTTTGTTGATACATCTTTTATTGCCTTTCTAATCTTCTCTTTATTAACATCTTTTTCCCAATTATCATCATCTTTTATATATAATGATTCGCGTTTTATGTCAGTACAGTGAATAGGGCGTTGATATAAACCTAATTTATTCATATTTTCAATTATTACATTACTTAGACCATTAACTATTCCGTTTTGCTTAGTATAATCTAATTGTTGTAAACTAACCTGTATTGATTTAATAAAATCACTCATATTTATAGCATCTTTGCAGCGCTCATTTAAAAATACTTGAATATTAAATTTATTATTGTTGTTGTTATTTGTTATAAAATTATTACCTATTTTAGGTAATAACTCACTAATATGGTCTTGTTGCTTAATTATAATTTCTCTCATTTCTTTATTATCATTAAGTAATTTAATAATTAAATCGTTTGTTAAAGTTAGTTGATTATTTGCATTATTTGTAATTTTCTCATTTTCTATTATATTACATTTTTTTTTATGAGCATATATCCCTTGTCTGCTCTTATATTTTTTCCCACAATTACATATTATTTCATTTACATTTGCGGATTTTTCTTCTATATTTGTCAACACGATGTCAACATTTGTATTATTTTTATGTTTTGCTGTATTTATATGTTTATTGTAATCTTTCTTATCGCATGTATTATAGGTACAATATATACATACGAATTCTTTTCGGATTTTTGCGGATTTTTTTGTAAACATTAACACTAATAATATTTAAATAGAAAATAGTATTTAAATATTTTATATATATAACGGATTTTCACGGATTTTATGTAAATAAATGTTAATTTATTCAAATAAATGCATATTTTTACAAAAAACAAATTTCAATATTTATTTTTCCGTATCATATATCATAATAAAATATTATAGGTATTTCACGCGGATATTTGCGGATAATTTTTGTCAACAAATGTCAACAAAATATTGCACCAAATTTTTGGAAAATTTGTTGAAAAATTTATGGTAAGGAGATTTTTAGTAATAAAATAATATTATTTACTTCATTATGCTTTTTAAATGTTTAAATATTTGCAAATTTTTCATTTTTTTATAAAAGGTTTAAAGATTCAAAATAGGACATTTATAAATGTCCATTTTCCAAAAAAATTGCGAAATTTATTTTCCCAAAATTTGCACATTTATAGTTTATAGAATTATATATTAATATTTTAAATAAATAAAAAATATTAATAGTATTAACATAAGAGAGATTAGCAAGAGTATTTTACTTTATTATGCGCCCCAGTCCTCCCATTATGCGAAATGTTAAATAAATACTAACTCGTTAAATTTATTCAAGTCTGCTAACACTCTTGTCTGTGTTGCCTTTAAATTTATTGATAATTGTTTTCCAAAATGATTAGCAACATGTATGCTTAGAATAAGTTTATTAAATTCTTCTGTAAAGTTAAAATCATATTTATTAAATACTTTACTCAGGTCTATTAATAATTGGGTTGTTATTTCATCTTTTGTATTTAATATTAAGCAATCTATACTTTCATTTATAAATTGCTGTTTTTTTATAATATTAAAACTACTAAATACTTCTTTTTCTTCTATAATAGCATATAATAATTCTTCTATATTACTATAGTCTTGTTTGTAATGTATATCATTAAAAAAAATATAATAGGCATTTTGATTTTTTTTATTTGGAAAACAACATATACCAAAATCTATTATGCCTAATCCGTATTTTGAAACTTCATTATTTATTGAATTAGTTTCATTATTTATATAAAAGAATACATTTCCACTATGTAAGTCACAGTGAATAACTGAATGAAATAATGTCCCCAATATTGCAAATTTATTAAGTAAATATGCGAATTCTTCCTTAACAGTTTCATCCAAGAGTTCAATATCTTTAAATTGTAGTCCGGTAATATTTTCCATTACTAATAGGTTGCCGTATTTTTCGGTAATCTCTCTATAAACTCTTGGAAATTTGTATTCTTTATTATTTTTATATTTTGTAGTGAAGAGTTCAATTGCCTCCACTTCCTTCATAAAATCCATTTGATGTAATAAAATTTCTTCATTATCTAAAAGTATTTTAGTTATTTTGAGAGATTTTATATATGGAATATATTTGCATATATATGAAATAAATAACAATTCATCAAATACGTTTGTAAATTTCGTTATAATATTGTTTTTTAACATTTTAATAATTACTTTATTATTAGATGAATCAATACCTTCAAATGCCAGTCCTATTATACCACAATTTATTGGAATTTTGCTTTTCAAAGTTATTGAAAAATCATCTTCTAATTTATCCAATAAATCATAATCTATTTCATAATGTTCATAAGGAACATTGTCGGTATATTTAAGTAAATATGCTTGCTCTTTACTACTCAATAAATCTCTATCAAAACATAACGCTTGAAATATTTTCACATATACAATATTTTCTTGTTCTAATTTTTTTGATATTTTTTTTATTAATTCTAATCGATAAGTGGGTTTATTATATAAATAATTAATATATTTTTTAGCGTTAAATTTCATAATTTCCCACATAACCATTGTTATTAATTTTGTAATTCGTAAAAATATATACATAGTGTCTAACATCGCCGTTTAATAATTTAATAAATAGTAAGTTATTAAGTTATTATCAGTAATTAATATATTTATGAATTTAAATTAACAATAAACATTTTTACATTATAAAACATTTTTTTGAACATTAATCCAATAAGATTGTTCATATTAATTGGTAAATCATCTTTTATTGTTAACTGAAAATCAATTGAAAATTTAATATTGATTAATTTATCAACGTTGTTTGCAGCAATACCATAATGTTCATCATTTAAAGTTATATGGGTTTTTCCAAAATTAAATGTCATTGGTTCATATTTTTCGGTATTTAAATTTATAGATTTTAAATAATTATCTATCAAGTGTTTATGTTCATATATTAAATCTTTATTATAAAAGGTTATTGTGTTATTTAAATTGTTTAAATATTTGGTAGTTCTAAACAAAATATATTTTTGCTTAATTCCTACTTCTTTGGCAATTTGTTTTAATAAAATACATATATCTGTTTCGTAATTATTTATTGTGTCTAAAATAAATATTTTTTCAATTAATTCAATATTTACTTTTTCAATTAAATCATAAATTGCAGTGCTTAAAAGTGTCTCTACATTTACTTTGCTTGTATTTAAATTTTTAAAATCAAATTGTAAATTATATGCTTTATTATTACTTGAAGGTATTTGTATTTCAGATAATAACATATTTCCTTTATCACATATTAATTTAGGTTGAAACTGATTTTCATCACTATAAGACATTATAATTTAAATATAATTATATTTATATTTATATATTTAAATTTAATTTTATTATTTAAGTAAAATGTTTCTTAATATTAAAAATGTGAAAAAATAATCTAATAAATCATTTGCGTTAAATTCTTTCTCAAAAAAGGGATCTTTTAATAATTTAAACTCTAAAAAATGTTGATATTTTTTCTCTCCGCGCAATGGAATAATATGTGTATAATGATTTAATAGTTCACAAAATTTAGATTTTAATAATAAGCTATAATGTTTATAATTTAATTTACTTTTAACTTCTATTCTATTTAGACTATCTTTTTCGTTTGTGTAAAATAAATTTTCTTTTGTTCTATATTTATTATATTTAATAAAGTTGTGTTGGATAAAATCCAAATGACCATATATTTTATACGTTAAGGTTTTATTAATAGCACTGATTGATATTAAGTAGGCAGCAGTGCTTCCACAAGCAATATGTGTATTATATGTGTCTTTTGTTGGTAAAATACAATCACTATGTAATTGAATAATATCCCATTTACTATCCAATACTTGAATTTCATATATAGATTTATTGAGACGTTCATAAAATTCTTCCTTATTATATAACGGAAAGGCATCATCTTCCATTATTAGAATATATGGGTCATAATCATTTATTTTGTCAAAATAAGTAGATTTTATATGTTTACAACATAATATATGACTTAAAGCACAACCAATAACAGATTTTGGGGCAAAATTTTTAGCATAACTAGAAATATATTGTTTGTATTCAGGGTTGAAGTGTTCATTTTTAAGTGCATTGATTCCGCTAAATCTCTCTACTATTAAACCAATATTTAATAAATATGGTAATTGTTTAATATAATTATTTTTATACTCATCCAAATTTATTACATACGTTTTTAAATTACTATAATCAGAGTTTATAGGATATTTATTAATCATTGTTAATATTATTATTTATATAATTTTAAACTAAAAAAATTTAAATAATATATTATTACAATTTAAAATTGATTAAATATTATTATATAAATAAATATTATATATAAATGGTGCTTATGTATACTATTGCTGTTACAAAGGATAAAACGACTATTTATATGAAAGTGCCATACGATTGCTTATCATATAAGCAAAAAATGCACAGAGGAATTGTTAAATTAAATATTAAAAAATCTATTGAGATTGTAAAAAGCAATGAATTAGAAAATGACGAATTAAAATGAATAAAAGTATTTACATTTGTAATTGTTCTAGTAAATTTGTCAATGATTTAGATTTTGAAGGCAAGTTCTCTTTATTTTTTTTTGCTCTTAATTTATGTATAAACCAAGTATGTGGATTTGTCATTTGTGGGTCAATTTGTAAATTTAACTTAATAACTTGCGAACGGCAATGATTACTGCAACACATACAATCAAATCCAAAATATAAACTACAATATTCGGAAATGTTTTTATTACAAAAATCACAAGTAAATATCATATATATAATATTTTAAAATATTATATATAGTAAATAATATATATATTATGACTTATAGAGGAGGGACAGTGTTGTTTAATGTTAAAAATAAAACTGTAGAAGAAATACTATTAGAAATATTAGAAGATGAGGATACAATATGTGAATTTATTCATAAGAACAATCAAGGACAGGGTGTTGCGTATATATTTAAGATACATTTTAATAGCGAAATATTTAGTAAATATTTTTTAAATATAGATAAAAGTATACATGTGCCAAGAGTTTTAATAATAAAACTATTAGCACATAATTTTACTTCAAGTACTGTTCTCTTGGGTATGCCTGGACAAATTAATACAGCTAAAATACAACCAATTACTATAAGCGAAAGTCAATTTAAAAATGAAATCAATATTCATAAAGCACTTGGATCACAAAGTAATTCTATGCTGCTATGTCCGAGTTTACTCTATCATGAACGTATAAATACTGGAGCAGGAAAATCAACTTTAACAAGACTCGGAACAGCACTTTATAATTTGATAAAAAAAAACAAGACACAATTTGATTCTTTTGAGACATACTTGCTTGATACATTAAGAGTTCAAGACAAATTAATACCTATGCGCAATAGCACTCTAGAATTAAAAGAGTACTCATTATACAATGTAATACAGGAAATGATTATTATGGAATATGTCGATTGTAAAACATTATTTCAAGTATATCATGTTAACTCTACAAATAGTACTCAAGAAAGACAGTTAAAATATGGTCAGAAATTTTTATATGATACTAAAATAGATTTACCAAAAATACATACTGAGGAAGTGTTTTATTTACTTTATTTGGCAACATTATTAGCGCTAGAAGGTTACAGTCATGGCGACCTTCATATAAATAATGTAATGATTTGTTCAGAATTAAAAGAAAAAACACAGGAAATATATGAAGCAAAAATAAATGTAAATCCAATTTTAATTGATTTTGGAAAAGCAGAAAAAATAGAGAATTTAAAGTTCCGAGTTTTATTACTAAAAGATCAACCTGTACCAAGAGAAACAAAAATATGGAATACAAAGAAAGTACCTATTAAAATTATAGATATTTATTACGAAGCAATAAATCATAGCAATAATATAGCACAATTTATTAAGGAGAAACTGATAAATGGTGAATTTGTATATGCTATAATAGTTATTAGTATGTGTATAAGTAGAACTGCTTCAATTAAAGAACCATCAATGTTTATGTATGCTTTCTTCATAAATGATTACAGCACAACATATGAAGCTTTTTATAGTGTGTTTGACGAAATAATTATAATGGATGAAAAGACTAGGGATTATGAAAAGATTATTATTGATTATGATAAAAAAATTAAACAATTTATAGAATTAAGAAAAGAGAGATTATCATCACCAATTGAACTTGATGGAGGCAAATATATTAAGAAACAATACCGAAAAAAAACACGAAGCAAATTACATAAAATGAAGTCTATTAAGTCAAATAAAAAGAAGTCAAATAAAAAGAAGTCAAATAAAAAGAAGTTAATTTAATTATTATGAGTTAATATTTTTATAATAATTAAATAATATATAAGAATGAGTGTTGAAGGTGGATCTGTTTTATTTACAGATGAAGTTTTAAAAGATGAAAAGAATATAAAAAAGATAATATATAGCATTTTAAAAGACGCTGACACATCAATAGAAATTATTGCTATAAGTGATACAAGAAGAAGAGGATTAGATTTTTCGTGTATATTTAAGATAAAATTTAATAAAAAATTTGACACCAACTTTAAAAATATTAGTAATGCAATATATAATATTAAGGCACCAAGTGTGTTAATAATTAAACTATTAATAGGTTATCCTCATACTGAAGTAGAAAATGAGATTACTATTCAACAAGCACTTGGATCACAAACTAATAGGTTGCCAATATGTCCCAGTTTTCTTTTTCAAGAAGAAATAAATAATTATGAAGGAATGACAATAATTGGTTCAGCATTTTATAATTTATTGAAATTAAAAGCAAATAAGAAAGACTATATAGACTTTTGTACTTTTATTAAAAGGACAGATCCTAAAATAAGTAACCGTGTTGAGAACATTTTTGTTATGGAATTTATTGAATGTGATAGCTATACAGATTTTTATGAAAATACTCTTAAAAATAATGCCGGTAAAAAACTTACTAAAAAATCTTTTTATAAATATACAATACTCGATGAGTCAATAGAATTAAATTATGTTAATAGAAGTGAAGAATTACAAAATTTTTTTACATATTATATGGCATCATTATTAGCAATAAAAGGATTTCATCATTCAGATATTCATAGTGATAATGTAATGATATGTTCTAATATAGAAGAAAAGAAGTCCGAACAACAAGATAATCAATTAAATATAGAACGCACAAATATATTTCCATTTGTAATTGACTTTGGGAGAGCAGGAAGGATTACTCAACAAGAACTAGTATTTAGAGAGTTACATTTGAATGGCAATGCAGGAAATAAATTAAAACTAGAAGATATTAGTGTAGTACCGCGTTTTGATAGGGAGCAGTTTTTAAGACCTATATATTTAAATGCTAAAAAAAATAAATCTAAAATTGTAGATTACGTTAAAAGTTTATTAGGGGAAGGAAATTATGTTGATGCTGTATTAACAATTAGTATGTGTATAAATCCAAAATCAGGACCAAATCCTTCAATATTTGAAGGATTTTATGAGTATAAACATGAACCATATGCTGATTTATACTTTATAGATGAAGTGAGGAAGATTAAGTATAATAGTATAATAAGTCAACTTATACAAAAGAGAAATCAATTAGAAAAACAATTAACAGAAGAAATGGAGCAACAAATTGTGAGAGATGCAATCACAATTAAACCAGAAGATACTCCTTATTCAGAATTAGAGCAAATAGACCCTATAATTGTTAGTGAAAAATTTGATACTAAAGATTATATCGAAGTCGATGGTGGCAAATTAATTTTAAGAAGACAGAAGAAGTCTAAAACAAAGAAGTCTAAAACAAAGAAGTCTAAAACAAAGAAGTCTAAAACAAAGAAGTCTAAAACAAAGTAAAACAACAATAAATTAATTTTAATAAAATATATAACGCAATATATGTTATTAAAAATAATAATAATATTTAAATACTTAAATATCTAAACTCACAATATTTTTATCGCTCCTCTGTCTGCGTTTAGATTTTGTTGGTATTTTAGCATTTGTTAAATCTCTTAAGTCTTCAATGCTAATAGTGCTAGATTCATTATTTCTTTTTTCATTAACATCAACTTGTTTGGTTTTTAGACCACTTAATAAAGATGCTATATTTTGTGTAGGAGGGGCAATAGAGGGACCTTTCATTTCTGGACGTGTAATGCGTTGTTCACTAAAAGGATTACCTTCGCCATTATCTATTTCCATACCACGTGCCGACATAATATCAGGACGATTTATAATATTTTGCATTCGTTGACTGCGTTCAGGTAATTTAGACTCAACCGGTGGTGGAGGTGGACCAGAATTTACATTGGGTGGCATAGATGCTCCAAATCCCTGATTAGAACCATTATTTCCAAATAGTCCATTCATAAAACCCCCCAATCCAGGTTTGGATTGACCCATTGTGTTGACTGCTGCTTGAGTAAATTGCTTCATTAATTCTGGATTTTGACGCATAATATCATCCATTCCTGGCATCGAAGATTTAAATAATGTATTTGACATATGAATCATCATTCCTGAACCACCTAATTGAAACAATAATTTCAATTCAGGAGACATTTTTGCTTTAGATTTATATTTTTCGTGCAATTCAGCAAATATTTCATCGTATTCATCAATATTCTCATTTATTTGTTCACCCCAACCATCAAGTTTAATGTCAAAAGGATCAAATTTATTATTTAAAAATTCTAATCCAGTAATACAAGCCATTAACATTTTTCCTTGAAATTTAATTGCATTCGATTTTTCTTTCTCTGCAATAATAGTTTCATATTCTCCTATCATCTCATTTAAATTAGAATCCATATTATAACGCTTGCTAAGTGATACTCCTTTTTTCTCTAGGTCTTCTAACTTGCGCAAATATTTGAACTTTTCTTTTAGTTCTTCTTCTTTAGTTAATTCAGGTTTTTCTTGTGCTTTTTCTAAATTTATAGGAACATTATTGAATTTACCAAATCCATCCCAAGTTTTGTTCTCATTCATATTTGCTGTTGATTTTCCTAAATTTACTGTATCGTTTTCCTCATTTTTTGTAACTGGTTTGATATTACCACCATTATTCTTAGAATCACCAAATAACCCCCCAAAAATAGATTTTTTATTGGTTCCTGTTGATTGATTATAATTTATTTCTTTTTTATCATTGATACTAGTATTTAATTTTAGTTTGTCATCAAAATGTCTAGAACTATTAACTCCTGTTAAATCATTTAATTCATTTTCTAAAGTAGTAATATCTTCAATATCTATAGATGATGATGCTTTTTTATCAGTTATAGTTTTTCCATTCATCAATAATTCAATACCGCCTCCGAAATTAGAAGATGGTTTTTTTGATATAATTTCTTCTATGTCACTATCAATATTTGAATCATTTATTTTAAATTCTGGTATTTGAAAACTATCAATATTTAAAGTTTCGGGTTCTATTTCTATAATATCCATTAAAACTATTATGATAAAAATAGAAGTTTAATTTTTAAATACTCCGCAATATATATTATATATTAATTATTAATATATAATTATTAATGATTGATTATTTTAATACATTAAAATTTTCTAAATAATAAATTCCTTGTAAAAAACAATCTGCTAAATCATCTTTCTTTGAATGTTTAATAAAAAAAGCAAGATCCAGAGACATATTTTTATTTTCTAGTAATTGTTTTGTGTAATAAATACTAAGTTTCTTTCGCTCGTTATATGATAATTTTTTATCTTTAACTTCTTTAACATTTTTAACATCTTTAACTTCTTTAACTTCTTTAACTTCTTTATTATCACAATAGTCTTTATAATCACTTACATATTTGCTTTCTTTGCTTGTGAAAGGTTTTAATTTATTTGTTGCCGAAATAAATTTAATATTATAATTATTACAATCAATGAAATATTGTGAGATCATACCTTGAATAGTTTTCATTCTATTAGCAATTGGACTTATTTGATTTTCTAAAATAATTTGGTCAATAGTAGATAAATCATAATTTTTAAATAATTCATTTAATTCATTTTTTATACTAATTCCTATATCTATTAAATTTACATTGTTTGCGTTGACAGTTTCAATAGCTTCAAAACAAGTTGAGTTTAAATATTCTTCTAATAATTTAATCAATGATGTTTTATTTATAGGTTTTTCTATTTTAATTTGATATTGTTCAATGAGTGCGGAGAGATTGGCAACAGATTGCTTATGTAAAGTTTTAATATTACATGTTGGTAAAGTATATTCTGTTTTTTTTGTATGATTTTTACAGTAAAAAACATTGTCTTTATGAAATTTGGCTTCTTTTGAGCAACATTGTTGATTACATGAAATCAATTTATTACATAAATTTATTACGTCCCATTTTATAATTTTGAATTCTTTAAAATCCCTTAAATCTTTTAAATCATTAGCATTATTTTTTTTATCTATTACATCACATTCTAAAATTGCATATGCTAAATTTTTAATACCTATATCTATGCTTAATATTTTCATAATTATTATATGTTTATTAATACAAATATTATATATTATTAGTTATATATAATATTTATTTGTCTCTATATATTATAAAAAAGTTTATTTAAAAGCACCTATACAGACAGAATAATTTAATCTATAAACATAATATGCTAGTACTAAAGTAAGAAAATAGGATATTGATAAACCTAGTGTTGTGTAATTCTTTTTATATAGACTCATTACTCCTATAAATATTGATGCAATCGCTCCTGCTAATGCTATATATCCTAAAAAATAAAAATACATGCAGTGCTCTTTAGTTAAAGGTGTCATTAAACCATCAAAACAACTCATATTATATAATATAATAAAATATATTATTTTTATTATATTATCAAAATTATAGTCTAAAATATTATAAAATTACTCATTAGCATTAATTACATACTTTGAAACATGTTTTTGCGCATCCAATTGTTGTTTAGACAAATATATATTTTTTAAATCACTTGTTTCATAACCATATGGTTGGTCGCGCGATAAAATTGTGTTAAAAATATAAGGACTTTGATTAGTTACTAAAGGTTGAGAATTATTATTTGAAGGCGTAGTCCCAGACTCGATACACGAAATATATTGATTGTTTTGTATAATAGCATCAGCATTCACTTGTAAATATTTTCTATAATCACTATTATTTGTAATATTTTTATTATTTTGAAAAACACTGTCGTTAAGAACGGATGAATAATAATTGCTAAATAATCTGGAATCATCCATTAAAGGAGGAAAATTGAAGTGAATATTATTAGAACCACTATAACAAGTTCCCCAACTCATAATTAATATTATATTATGTAATAATATTAATTTTTTATAGATTTGATAATATAAAAAATTAATACACTATCACTTTATTTTTAAAATAAATCTTTATTCAATTTATTAGGAAGTCCATGACCAAACATTACCATATATATTAAGACAAAAGCCGCAATTACTATACTTCTATTTTCAGCAACTATGTGTCGTTGACCGAGACCATAAATCATAATAACATACAATAACACACCAACTATAACAGCATGAATCACCATTATTATACCTCGTTCCATTTTAATATATTATAATATTTTTATTATTGATTTTTATTATTGATTTTGTAATAATTTTACTAAATCAGATTTTTTCATTTTTTGAGATGTTTCGTTATCTGTTAAATTTTTTGTAACAACCAAACTCTTTAAATCATCAACTTTCATCTTAGAATAATTTTTTTTTTCACCTGTTTTATCATTTGAATTATCAATATTTTCTAAATTTATTATCTTTGCATCATTATTTGTTTCTAAAGTAAATGATTTTAAATTTATAGGTAAATTATTTATAAATGTTTCATCATCAATAGTCGTAATAGTTTGTTCATTGAATTTAATATTTTCTACACTTATTGAGTCTTCTACTTCTTCTTGTTCTAAGTTATTATTAGAAATTATTAAGTTTTCTAAATTATCTTTTATTATATTTTTTTTTGTATCATCTTCGTCTTCGTCTTCTTCATCGTCTTCTTCATCGTCTTCTTCATCTTCGCCATCTTCGTCTTCATCTTCATCTTCGCCATCTTCATCTTCGTCATCTTCATCTTCGTCATCTTCATCTTCGCCATCTTCATCATCTTCATCGTCAGAAACAGATATTTTTTCTCCTAAATTAATTTTTTTAATTTTATCAAATTCTACATATTCTGTTCTATTATTTTCAACATTAATATCATTATTTTTAATATTATGAAGTGATTTATTAAGTAGACTAAAATGTTGCATTTGAATATTATAATTTATAATAAAATTTTGTAAAATTTTGCCATGTTCAATTACACTTTTTTCTAATAAGTTTAGTCTCCTATAACAATATAACATAATTCCTCCACTGATTAGTAATATTAATCCTAATGTTAATAAAAATCCTGAATCTATAAATTTAAATAAAAATGACATTTATATTAATGTTTAATTATATTATTTTAAGTATTGTTTAACGAATAATATAATTAATTTTTCATATTTGTAATAATGTTTTCAGGGTAATTTAAATCTTTAAGAACCTTCATTGCACCTTTTACTTTTGAAATACCTTTTTTTATTTTATACGTATATTCAAAATCTTTAGCATTGTTATTTACTTTCATGTAGAAATTATTATTTTGTTTATTTAATTTTTTACATAATTTAGTATAATGTGTTGTTAATACATAATCTATATTATTAAATTTATTTAAATAATTTAAATAACCATAAGCACTATCCACTGCCTCTTCTGGATTGGTCCCGCTATATAATTCATCAAATACACAAAAGTGATTTTTAGTAGAATTTTTTTCTATTGTTTCTAAAATATTTTTACATTGTCTTGCTTCTGCTTGATATAAACTATCGCGCCCACCAGTATCTGGAATATTTATATAGCAGTGAATAAAATCATATGTTTTTACGGAGGCACTAGTAAAAAATCCACATCCTATTTGTTGAGATAAAATAATATTAAATAATGTAGATTTTAGCAAAGTGGTTTTACCAGAGGCATTTGGACCGGTAATAATTATATTTTTATCAAGTTTATATGAATTTTTTACAATTTTACACTCACTTGTTTTATTCTTGCTATTTGTTTTAAGTATTTCGCACATTTCTTCTTGACAAATTTCCTGACAATTTTGTATATCACATTTATCAATAATATTTAAATTAGCAAAATATGCGTTGTCAAATGATGTAGGTTTTGAATTATCAAAACTACAATAATTCATAACTTTACTATCAATAAATTTTTGCAATGTTTCTAAATTTTTCAAATAACCATTGAAACCAAATGAAAAATATAAACTAGTTATAATATTTACATTTTTATTCAAGGAATAAAAACATTTCATTAATTGTCCTAATTCTACTAATTTAGTAATACTTAAGGTATATGGTGTAATTTGATTCAAATCATCTAAATAAGATGTAAAGATAGTTATATTATTATTAATAGCATCATTAAAAGATTTATAATTAGTTAAATCTTTTGAATATTTTAAGAAATTATTGTATTTATTCAAAGAAATTACTATATATTGCTTTAACTCAAGTAAAGTTTCATGAATAAATTTAATATTTGTAAAATATTTAATGCAACTAGTAAAATTTAGATACATTTGAAAGATGTAGAATCCAAAACTAAAAAGTAAATACAGTTTATTTGTAAAATTAGTATTACTAAATGAAGAAAATAACTGTCCGATGATATGATTAGAAAATACATTTTTTAAATGTTCAAAATATAGTCCAAAAGTTATTTTATGTCCTTGTAGTTTTATTATAAAAAAAGGCAGTAAAAGAAATAATATAGGAATAAGCAAAGAAAAAACAGGTGATGATAGATTATACATACTTAACACTTGCAAGCATAAACTATTATTATTATATTTATTCAATAATGGAACATCAATATATTGATAATTATTTATAAATCCATCATCATATATAATATTTTCGCATTTTTTATATATTGCATCATCTTTGAATATAGTTTTATCTTCAATAAATTCTACTTTTTTTAAACTAGAATAATTCTTTAATAATAATTGAGTTTCTGATAAAAATTCTACGTTATTTGTATAGTATTTAGACCATCTATTAATAATGTTTTTTTCAAATACATTATTAGGATTAAAAACATGATAATATAAATTATATGCGTCATTGGTTGCATCCTTAGTTGCGTCATTAGTCGCTTGATCTAATTTATTAGAATTATTAACTAATGATGGTTTTGTTTTTACTAATTCTAAATCGTTAATAATATTATTGCTTAAGAGTTGAATAGAAGAATTATCTAAATATTCAATAGGCAACTTAAAGCAATCTTGATATTGTTCTTTAGTATTTAAATTGGAGTCTTCATAAAAATTTATAAGTGTGTTAATAAAATTCATAGTATTATTATTAACAATTACTTTATAAATATTAATATAACGAAAATAATTAAATAAATATTATTATAATTTATTAATTATAATATTTATATGTTAATTTATGATACACAATTTATTAATAACTATTATAAAACTTTGGAGGATGAAAAATTAGACCAATCGATTCAAAGTTTATTAAATACTATATTAGTAACAATTAATAATGACTTATCATTAAATAATCTTGACCAAGACACTGATAATAAATTAAAAAAAAAATCAAAATATAAGAAATATGATAATTATAGCGGCACTAAAGATTTCAATAATTTGAATAAATTCAATAAATTTAATATATTACAAACAAGTAGTGTTAGAAAAGTTCCAATTGATAAAACTAAAATAAATATTGCTAAAAGTAATATTAAAGCATTATTAAATAAATTATCACCATCTAATTATAATAAATTAGAAAAAGAGTTTTTAATCATTTATAGTGAATTGCTAGAGTCAAGCATTCAAGAAAACATAGATGAATTATATTCAATGGACAATTATATAATTGATTATATATGTTATAATAATATATCTTATAGTTCAATATATGTTGATGTCTTCTTTTCATTAATCAATATTTATCACATAAAAAATTATAAACTAGAAAATATATTTTTATATAATTTGTTAAAAGAGAAATATGAAGATTTTTTAAATTTTGAAAAATATATTATAATCACTAATAAAGAAGAGGATGAGTATGCTACAAATAAAAATAATGACAAATATAAGTGCTTTTTAATATTTATTATAAATATTTATAAAAAATTATTTGTTCATGAATTAGAAAATACAGAAAAAAATAATTATATGTCTAATTTATTTATTAATACGCATATTATTGAAGAATTTATTTTGCAGTTAAATAAATTTTTTATAACTAATTTACAAATTGAAAAAAATAGTCCTTATTGTGAAAATATATTAGAGTTTTTAATAACAATATATAATGAATTATTTAAAGAAATTAGAGTAATTAAAAAAATAGATGCTAGTTTAAAAATATATGAAAATATTAATTTGCTATTGGTTAATAAAACTAACTATATTTGTTTCACAAATAAAATAAAATTTAAATTGATGGATGTCCAAGATAAATATAAGAAATATATATTAGTGTGATTGTGATTAACTCTTTATAATATTATAAATAGTAAGTGTTATAACTATATTAATATAAGTTATGAATTTTTTATTAATATTATAAATGTAATAGTTTAAAAATACATTTATAAAAATAAATAATATATATAATGATTACATCTAATATTTTTAGCGAAGTAGAATACGCTATTACAAATAATATTGACAAATCTGATTTAAATCACGAAGCATTTGTATATAATGCAAAAATATATAATAAGCATATAAAATTCGTTTTGGGAACGCCTAGATTTGAGTTTTTAAGTAATAATATTATGTATTTTAATATTTATTTAGCAAATAATGGTTCTGTTGTATCAAAAATAGGTATATATGAAACTAATAATACAGATTTTGCTTCATTATTAGACTCTAATGGGGATATCGATTTAAATAAAATGTCTGAACCAATTATATTTCCATTCTCTAAACCTTTAATCATGAATAATTATGAGTTAATTGATAAATTTGAAACAATGTCCAATGTGAGCGATTTTAATAGTAGCGATGATGGTTCTAGTAGTGATGATGGTATTAGCACGTCTGCTACTGAAGATGATGATGATGAGTATGATATTGGTAATGAAAAACCGGAAAAACTTATAACTGAGAAATATGATTTAATGGAATTAAGTAGTCAAACAAAAGAAGAAAGTGATTACGAGATTAGTAAATATGAAAAAGATCCGTCTACTAAATGGATTAATAACTATTTGATGAGTAATAAATATGATATACTAGATAATGAAGGTGGTGGAGATTGTTTTTTTGCGGTTTTGCGAGATGCGTTAAGAAGTGTAAAAATAGAAATATCGGTCAAATCTATACGTGAAAAATTAGCAAATGAAGTTACTGAAGAAATATTAGAAACATACAAAGAGTTTTATGGATTATTTTATAGCAACATGCAAACAATACAAACACAATTGAAAGAGCATAAAAAGAAGCATTTAACATTAAAAAAAATGATAGATGCAACTTCTGATGGTCAAGATAAAGTAAAAATGATTAGTGATGTTAAATCTAATTTTGAGAAAATGTCTTCAATTAGTGACCAAAATAAAGAATTAGAAGAATTAACAAAAGAATTTGACTTTATGAAAGATGTGAAAACAGTAGATGATTTAAAAAAAGTAATTATGAAAATAGGAGGCAAATATTGGGCAGACAATTGGGCACTAGTTACATTAGAGAGAATATACAAGGTAAAATTTATTGTTCTCTCACAAGATCATTATTTGAATGGTGAAAAAGAATTAGTCTTACAATGTTCTGAAGCTGATAAAAAATTACAAGAACAAGGTATTTTTGAACCATCTTATTACATAATGACTGATTATATTAAAGGTATTCATTATAAGTTAATAACATATGATAAAAATATCAAGCGAGGGGCTTTAACATTCAATGAATTACCATATAGAATAAAAGAACTAGTCTTAGAAAAATGTATGGAAAAAGGTGCTGGATTATATGTTTTAATACCAGATTTTAGAAAATTTGCTAATGAAAATGGTGTTCAAACATCGACTATTAGTAAAACTAGTAAATATGATTCTTTGGTAAACACTAAAACTCCAAAATCACAAGATTACGATGATTCAATAATAATTCAAATATATAGTAAATCAAAGCATGAGAAAGTAGGCGTAGGTAGTGGAGAATCTATAAAACCAGAAATGAAAACATTAAAAAATGTTTTAGAATTAAATAATAAGAAAAAATATCCAGAATGGCGCCAAAAAATAGATAATGATTTCTTGGTTTCTAATCTAGTAATTGATGGGAACAATTGGGCAAGTGTAAAACATTATATGTTAGGTTCTCGGTTTAAAGAATTAGTTGATTTATATAGTAAATTTATGAAAAATGGAGAAGTTGGAACAAGTAATGAAGCTGCTGTTAAATTATATAATTCAAATATTAGTAAAAAATCTGTTAAAAATGTAATATTGAACGATGAAGACTTTAAAAAAATAGAGTCAAGTTTATTAGAAAAAGCTTTATATGCTAAATTTACACAAAACGATGAGTTAAGAGAAATTTTAATATTAACAGGTGATGCTTTAATTAATGTTTTTAAGCAAATAAAAGGAGCAACTCCAGCAATAGAATTAATGAGAGTTCGTAAATTAATAAATAAGTAGTATATTGTTATTAATATTTTTATATAATATATAATATATTTATAATATTATAAATTATAATCTAAATGTATTAAGATAATATTATTTATTTCATTTTATGATATGTGGATTTGCATTTAGGATCTTTCAAAGCATCTCTAAAATCTATTTTGTTAACTTTTGAAAAATGTTTAACATGGGAAATCCATTTACTTACTTTTCCTTTACGTGTTTTTCCTTTGCGTGCTTTGCCTTTGTATGTTTTTCCTCTTCTACGTCTACCACCAGTAGATCCTTCTTGTTTTTCTTGTTCTTGCTCTTGTTCTTGTTCTTGTTCTTGTTCTTGTTCT